GACTATTTCCACGAGATGAAAACCCAGTGTTATCTTCACCTTTGGCGTTCAAATACAAAGCAATGTTGTTTTGCTTGGCTATTTGTTCAATAGTGTAAGTTTGTTGTTTATTGTTTGTCATTGCTCACCTCCTTGTATTTTATCACGCATCCATTTTGCGCCAAGTTCCCATATATCCATATCCCTGGTTCCTAAATGCTTACTTCCAAACACGAATGGATTTGCTTTCTCTATCTCCTCATCAGTTGGTAGTTGGATGGGAATTTGAGATAAAAGTATTTTATCCTCTGAATTATAAGTAAACCTTGCTAAATCTAACATTTTTTTTACTTGTTCTTCTGTGTATAGTTTGACTGCCGTTAGTTCTTTATTGTTTTTCATTGTAGTCAAATCCATTGTGAATAGAGTGTAATATCACTGCCGTTTTCCCATAACCAGACAACGCAAATTCATTAGCCAAATCAAAAAGTTTGTCTTTTATATTTGTTTCACTTGGTAGTTCAATTGTTTTTAATTGATTCAAATGTTGTTGCAATAACAAATCATAACGAAATGGTAAATGCCCTTGAAATTGCTCAAAAATTTCTTTTACTTGTTCTTCTGTGTATAGTTTCATTGCTCACCTCCTCCGTAGTTTAATGGTACTTCAATTACTTGTACTCCGCAATGGTCTGCGTTATCCCACAAAGTTGAATCATCACAATTTAGAATATCTAATAGATGCCTTGCTTCTTCTTCCGTTGTTTCTTTGGTATTGTAGATGATGAGAGTTCTTTTTGTAGTTATTGGTGCTAATGCTGTTAGATGTTTCTTAATCATTGATTCATGAAATTTTTCTGGGTAATTTTTAAGGTAATCTCTAATCGCCTCAGCAGTGTTTAGCAATTGTTCTTCTGTGTATAGTTTCATACTTTGTTTATTGCTCATTGCTCGTTTATGAATTTAGCGTAATCGTGTGCGTCCTGTTCACTCTCAAAGGTGGCAAGTAACTCACCGGCAAAGTACACACGCCACTTGGTGATAAAGTTAATTGTTGCCTTGACCACCTTTGCTTTTAACATTGCTCTTGTCCTTTAGATTGTTATACTGGTTCTCCCAAGTCCTCGCCTTGTCCTCAAGCTCTTGCTTGGTTTTCTCGTGACTCATTTTTGCCAAGTTCAATTGGTTGGTGGCAGTTTGCAAGTCAATGCGATTCTGCCAAAGTTCACCTTCCAGTTCGGTGTTGATCCGATGTAGACGGTAGATTTCTTCCAAGTAACTTTGTGACTTCTTTTCATCAGCATACACCTTGTAAACCAATAGGACGAATGTCAATCCAAATAGTATTGTTGTTGTCATTTTGCTTTTCCTTTGTAGAATTTGTGGTTGTAAATCGCCTGACTGAATTGGTCAAAGTCAGGATTGTACTCGTCCCTCTCAAACTCGTATGGTTTGGCTTCGGGAAGTTCTTGCTTCATTGACTTGCGGAATGCGTGGATTCCGTAACCCACCGCAAATGCGATGGGAGTCAAGATGATTGGATAGATGATGTCAAGTGCCATAGTTGTAAAGTGAGCAATTAAGCCTCCAAGATTGTTGTTAATTCGTTTTTACGAGCAAGTAAATTTGCAATTCTCTTTTCATAGATTTCACGGAAAAGTAAATTTGGCTTTCTTGTGATGGCAATAATGCCAGTCAATTCAATTTCTAAAACTTCCAATTGGTAGTTGATTTTTTGTTTGTTTGTCATATCCATGATTCAAAACAACAACATTCTTTTCACTTATGCAAATTTATTTTCTAATTGGCTTTGTGAATGAACGATTTATTTTGTGATTGACAAAAATAACTCTCCAGCGTAGGTCAACTTCTCATCAATAATCTCTTGGATATCCTCCTCCAAAGTGATAAGAGTGGTTGTGAGCTTTTTGCCAATTGGCATTCGGGGATCGTACGAAACAAATAAACCCTCCTCCAAACCGGTTGCAATCATTCCCATCTGCATCTGCCAAAAGTATTCGGTTCGTTTGCTCTTGAGTTGCTCGTTGTTGGTGATGAAGAAGTTTTGTAAGTGGTTGCCTGAATTAAAAGGACATTTAATCTCTACCAATTGCCCTCCGAGTGCATCAGGTGAATACCCACCCCACTCTCCATAAGTGATGAATGTGTAAGTTTCTGCACCGTAGTAGGTAAAAAACTCATCGGTTTGTTGTGAGAAGTAATGGAACGCTTCTTTCTCGTGTTCTTTGCCCCAATCCAATGCACGTCCGTAGATTTCGGACTTCGCTCCAGTTAGGTACTCCGCTGCCTTCTCAAACACGAATGACTTTGCCGTCTCCGAAAGGAACTCCGATTTATTTTTCGGAGTCCCCATCAGTTTGTGAATTTCGGAAGCAGTAAAACGTGAGCTTCTTAATTGTTGCCAATCCTCTTCGTTCAAAGAAGAGTGAATAACTGGAAGTTGATTATTCATTTCTCACCAATTAAAAGTTTCATATTAATTGGACTCACCTCAAACTTGCTGGTGATGTCGGTCATTAGTCCGCCCGTCTTTAGGTGTTCAACTGCCTTGTTCCAACTTGGATGCTTTGGTGTAAGTTCATCACGCTTTGGTACGGATGCTCTGCCCATTGCTTTCTCGCCATCGTCATCATCGTCAATGTTCAAGTTTAGGATTGAACCGAGAGCATACCTACGTGCATAAGTGATGGCTGAACCCATCGCTTGTGGATCGTTTTGCTTTACTACCGGCATCACATAAGATGACTCCATCCACTCACCTGATTCGGAGTGAACGATGATTGTTGTGAGTGCATCACCATCAGGGAATTGACTGATTGCTAAACCACAATCGCTCAATGGCTTTTGAATGGTTGACAAGATGTTTGCCAATGACGCATACTTTGACTTGAAGAAAGGGTTATTTGACTCCTTTGCTACCTTGCTCACCGATGCTTGGAATTTTACCAAAGCACCAGCAATGTTCTTAATTGATTCGCTTTTATTCATAGGAAATTTGTTTTTTGTCCGAGCATAAAAAAGATTGTAAACTTTTCGGGTTCTTTGTACTGGAAGGTTTCCGATGCCACGCCAACAACATTCTTTGTGATGCACCCGTGAAACATCTCATTGGCACTTATCAAATAGGGTTCAATCTCTTCAAAGTGATGGTTGAGGAAATAGTTCTCAACTTGTGCGTCAGTATACACACATTTTGTTCCGTCAGGTTGAATGTATATCCAACCGTTTGCACAACATTCAATCATTGTTCACCTCCTTCAATGCAATTTCAATGACTGATTGCGCCTTCGGAGAAACGATGTTCCCCTCAATTAAATACTTTCTAACGGTTGGGAGTGATACCCCAGCTTTACGAGCAACGGACTGTAATAGTCCTTGTCTTCGTTTCATTTTAATCTCTTCAATTGCTTTCGTGTAATCCATAACGAGAGCAAAAGTAAAGTAAACTTTCTAATTGTGCAAGTATTTTTTTCTTTTTGTGAATTAACTTTTCACTTCAACGGCAAAAATCAAGTCACCAAGACGAGCATTTAACTCGTTAACCAACTCCATTTGCAATGATTCCGTGAACGCATCCGACAAGAAATGGGTTGCCTTTGTTCCTCTGCGGTGAATCTTCCTTGCAATCGCTTTTGCAAGTGACTCATAAGACATATTGGGATTGGTTGGCTTGATCCCTTTGTATGCAATCCATTCCTGAATGGACTGCCACAAATACGGAGTGCCTTCAACGTGACCATTGCGTGTTGGTTTGCGTCCGTATTCCACAAACTCCCAGTAATCTTCAGCGAGAAGGATTGTGTTAATAGATGTGGGTGACTTGACAATCTCTCCCGGCACAAAGGATTGCTTCAAAGCGGACGAAGCATTGATTTTCTTCTCGTCCATTGAACGAGCAATTTCAGGATAGACCTTTTGATTCCACCAATTCTCAATGATTTGATGTAACAAGTCATCGTTTCCACCTTCACCAAGAAAGGTGTCAAGAGAATCTCCTAATTTACTGATATCTATTTCAGCCATCCAACAAGCATTAAAACTGATAAACCTATACTGATGTTCTTAAATAACGACAAAGTGCGTGAGATGGCTTTATTCTCGCTCACAAGTGCTTTGTTCTTCTCCCGAAGATATGCGTTATTGATTCGCACCTTGACGATGATTGAATCTTGCTCCGCAATAATGATGGAATCCGTTGTCACAATATTACGAAGAAGCGTGACTTGTTCTCTTGCAATCGCACCCTTCACCAAGTAATGATTTGCTTGTTTGATGGTGTTTGTATCAACAAGTACTTGTCCATAACTGGTCAACGGAAAGAGCAGAATCAACAAGAATCTCATCTTATAAAGTAGCGTTTTTCTTGCTTTGTTTTTCCTTCTCTGCAATGAGCTTGTCAAGATACCACTTTGCTTTGTACAAGTCCTCCAGTCCGTTCTTATCCTCGCATCTCCACAAGTACTTGATGACGTTTGCGGTGCATACTGCAATGAGTCCCTTCTTGCGGATGGTTGCTGACTCAATCGCATCAATGCACTCTATATCTCCTTGCTTGTAGTGGGTTGGGTTAATTGCATCCATTTACGCACAAAGGTATAATAGTTTTCTTCAATCACAATGATGTGTCCTCCGCTCATAAAGAGTTGGGTATTCTCAAAGAATGCACAAGCACCCACGATGTGTTGTTCATTCACAAACCCATCCTCCAATATTTGGATTATTTCAGGTTCAATGCCAACCGACTCCAACCAAGAATCATTCTTTTGTTCCAGTATGATTTGAACTTTTATCATAACGTCTTATGTGTGTAGGCGTTTACTTTGCGATTCGTCTTCTCATCACGATATGGTTTCATAATCAACCAACGCCCTCCGATAGGTTTTGGACTTGCACCTCTTTCAATGTGCCAACCCTTTGAACCGTCTCCGTATTCTTCCTTGTAAGCGGATGTTCTAATCATTAAAATGTCACGCAATTGAACGGTGTCTTTGATTGTCAACTCCTCAACGGTGTAGGTCAACTCATAGTCCTCGTGAACGTGTCCCATCCAAATCGCATCCGCACCTTCAACATTCACACTCATCCGGTTGTGCTGGATAGTTCCACGAGTTACTGCACCGCCACCGCCAAATCCGTGCATATACTTAATCTTAAAAGATTGTGTAGCGTTTCCATCGTTGAATTGATAACGAACCCAACCACCATAACCACCAACCTGAATGTTTGTGCCACTCTTGTAATTTAGCAAAGTGACAAAGCGTTCAATGATGTCCGTCTCTTGACGTTTCAAGATAGAGGTCTCGTGGTTGCCGTAGCCAATTAACTTGATGTGTTGTGCGTAAGGTTCAAACCAATCAACGGCAGTATTGATGATGGCATCAAAATAGTTTGCCTGATTGTGTTCAGGTCGGATGTCGCTCTTGGATTTGCGAGGATCGTACGCTCCTTGCATCAAACAAAACAAATCTCCGTTGATTAAGATGTCGTGATTTCCTTTGACCGCTTGGTCAAGGTGTTTCTTGAGCAAATCCCTATCGCATTTGGGATTGTCCCAATGCAAGTCAGAGATAAGAAGCACTTTCGTTTCCTCCCAGTTCTTCTCAATTCTCAATACATTGTTTTTTTTCATAGGGTATCTAAATGGATGTGCAATCCTATTGCCTTTTTTAACCCCTCTGCTGAAGGTTTGAAGGTGTCAAGGTATATTGTATCAATTAATTTGATTCGTTTAAATAGCGTGTCCCTCACAAGTTTCTCCCTTTCAACAATTTTCTCGTGCATTTCTACTTGTATTGGTCTTTCAATGCGAATCGGCTTCTCTAAATTTAAGAAAGCCACAACCACACTAAATAGGAACAACGCAAGTATTAAATAGATAAGGAGTGTTGACTTGGAAGTTGATTGCATATCCTGAAAGAATGTCGGTTTTGGCATCGTAGAAAGGCGAAGCATTGGAAGTAACAACCAATTCAAAGTCCTCATCATCTTGGGTGTTGTTATCAATCAATGCAAATATGTCTGCAATGATTTGTGCGGTATCCGAAAGCACCTCAATGACATTGCTCTCACTCTCAAACACACGATCCATAACAAGCAAAGCAAAGTTGTAGGTCATCAAGTTACCAGTTGACTGCAAATTGAAGCCATCTGGATACAACCAAACAAGCGGATAATACTCAACATTCTCAACCGTTAGATTGGACTGCTGACCAACTCCGAACTTGCCCACCATTTTATGGCTTTCGGCTGCCGTTTGGATTTTTGCTATTATTTGGTTTAACGTCATTTTTCAAGAACTTGAGAAGCTTTGCTTCGTTGTTTTTCTGCCACTTATTTGTCCTCGTTGGGGAAGTCATAGTTCCAATAACAATCTTGTGAAGTTGGAAGATAGATACCACCCACAAAAGCGGTGTTCTTTGGGCGGATGGTGTCAATGGTATTGCCGGGATTCAAAAATAACGGATAGTCATTTGTGTTGGTACGCAAATAATCCCTCAACCTATTCGCATAGTATTCCGCTTTGTCACGATATCTACCCTCAATCATTGTCATCTCCTCAACGGATACGGCACGAGCATTGTCACTCTCTCTTGATGCAACCGATTTGTTCATAAGTTTGAACGTCATTGGAAGCATTGCTTCGGTCAAGGTGTAGTACTTAAGACAAGGTGCAATGTAAGAGTCCAAAAGGGTTGTATTCAAAGCAGTCAATGTGTTTGCAAAGTATTGAGATTGAATCTCATTGTAAATGCCTGAACCGATGACATCCCGAATGTAAATCTCTTGTGCCTCTTTGATTGCTGACTTGAGCAATTTATCGTCAACATTCTCATTCAAAGGGGTGTTGTCCTTCAAATAGGTTGTTGAAATGAAGTATACAAAGTTGGTCATCGTTTAATTCTTCTTAATACTTTCTGCTGCCAAATATGTCTGCATTGTGGTGTGTTTACGTCAAGTGTTGGATTGTGATACCAACCACCTCTCCTCTTCCAAACATCGTAACCGAGTTCAGCACTCATCATATTAATGTCTTCACGAGAATAAACTCGTCCGCTTCCTTCAACCTTTCTGCAAAAGTCCCTTGATGTCGGAATGATTACTGGACCATCAATACCGGGAGCAAGTCCGTACTGATATCTCACAACCAATTCAGTTTGAAGGTTCTTGATTTCGTCCAATCCTTTTGGAGTGGTTTCCAATCCGTCCTCGTATGATTTAATCAATTCTGCCTTGGCAAGTTTGGCAATTGCATCGGCAACAACCTTTGCGTCAAGTTTGGTGATGTTTACGATGTCACCTACTTGAAGACCTTTGTTTTCTTTCAGCACGTTCAAGATGGCAGATTCAATCGCATCGGCAAACTCAAACTTTGCTTCCTCAAACTCTTCGGCTTTCTCGCCATATTTGTTGAACACAATCAAGTCACGGTCATCGTCCCAACCAAATGGGTTTTGTTTTGACAACGCAACCGGTGCTACTTCTTCTTCAATCTCATCAAATCCCAACTCTTTCCTTGCTTCGTTTCGGTCAATGATTCCAGCGGTAAACAACGCTTGATAGTCCAATCCAATTGGTGGTTTGTTTATGGTTTCCAATCTAACTTGTGCGATTGGTTCAAGCAAATAGGCAAAGGTATCGTCAATCTTTTGTTGACGTGGTTCAATGTAGGCGTGATGAAACATCTCATAGGCTTCAATCAACTCCGTTCTACCGCCTAATTGCCCCTCTACACGCACTCCAAACAACATTGGAGAGTTGACCTTGTGTGCAACAAATATCTCTTGTTGTACCGTTTTATTTAACAAGTCAAATTGCTTGTCAAAATCCGATGGCTGAAGGTTTGAAATAACTGACTCCTTCTCCGTAGGATCGTTGTATTGAATAATCAACCCACCGGCATTATCCGTGCCTTGATAGTTCTCTTTAAATCTACGAGCGGTTGCACGAGCTTCTTCCGGTGTCGGGATCCCCTTGAACAACTGGATGTGCGTTTGTGCTGTGAACCCGTTCTTAATGCTATTAAGGTAGTAATTGGAAATCTCGGTATCAACCTCAATGTATTTCAATGCTCCAACGTAATCAGGCAAGGGGTATTCTCCTTGACCGGGACGATAGAACTGACAATAGTACAATTGTTTTGATTCACGAGTGATTGGGTTGTAAGGTTGGTAGTGGATTTTCTCCGCTTTGCTATCAGTCCAATCTGCGCAATATACATAGTCACCCTCCAAACCTTTGCGAACATCCTTGAATGGAATGTGGTAGTATTCGGAAGGAGCGGTCTTCGCTTTGTTCCAAATAACCTCAACACAAAAGCCATTGAACAACTCTGCATCATAGGCAACTTTTGCTTTGAGTTCTTCGTAGGTCTCATAGGCGTTGATGTTCTTTAGTTTGGCTTCGGCTTTGGCGATGTCGGTGGTGTTTTGTCCGAAAACATCAGTACCAATACCAGCAACATAAGAAGCTTTTGCAGATACGATGGCATTGTGCTTGGGTGATTTATTGAATAACTCAATTAAAAAGTCAGGATAGAGATTGTCTGCCCCAAATGTCACGAACCCCTTTGCCTTGTTTTCTTTAAAAACGGGCAACTTGTTATCGTGAAAATTAATCCTTTGGAATATCATCGTAATCAAATAGCAAGTTAAAGCGATTGCAACATAGATAGCAAATCAGGGTGAGGATAGACATCAATTTTGTCTGCACGAACCGAGTTGTGAGTGAACACTCCATTCTTTCCGCTCAAAGCTCTTTTGGTAACTTGCCAAATGTCCTCGTGATAGGTCAAGTCAATGTCGTACTTGTCACGCCACAATAACAACAACTCTTTTGTAGATGCAATTTGTTCCTTGGTGTAGTTCTCAAAATAGGTAAATCCCTTATACGGCTTGTCCAATTTGCAAACATCCTTCACTTCCTTGCCAACGTAGTTGTAGAACTTACCGTTCTTTTCTACCAAGTAACCCCAATTGCAAATCTCAATCCCAATAGATGTCTTGTCAAGTTTGATGAATGGAAGTCCTTTGAAGTGAGCAGATTTCAAACCCAAGTGGAATGCCCAATGTTTGGATGAGAACCCTTGAACGATTTCACCTGACCGACTTATCGCAATGCACGTTGCGATGTTTACTGGATCCGCATCCCAAAACTTGAAGGTTGCCACTCCGTCACCACCACCAGCGGTGTGATGCAGATAAATCTGCGATTTGGGTGACTCTTCTTGGTAGTACCCGTTGAATTTAACTTGCTTCATCTCCGAAGAAATTAGTCACAAACTTTCCAACTGCACCGGCAACGCCACAAATCAACATCAACTTTGGATGGTCAAGGTTTAAACCGGCAATAAATAACGATCCGGCTGCGATGGAATCTCCAAGCACACGGAATCTTTTTGGTGTTGGTTGGAAGTAACCCTTCAACCTTGTCCTCTTTTTGGTTTCCACGATTTGTGTTTGTTCTTGTGCTTTGTATGTCTGCGAAGTTTGTTCTTGGGCTTCGCTCTGAATGTAGATATATTGCTAATCTTTGCCATCGAGTTTATCTATTTTTTTAGCGTAGTAACGAATCGCAAACAAACCCGAAACGATACCAACCATAGCCAAAACAAGCGAAAACAAAGGTTGCCAAGTAGTCGCAAAATGCAAAACAGCAGATGAGCAAGAAATACCCGTTGCGATGTTCGCGATTGTATCATTATCAAAGTGTCTCATTCGTGCAATAAGGCGATGTTGGGTTAAAGTCACAGAAGCGCTCAAGGTAGATTTCTTCGCATCCTGAGAATACGTGTATCCCACACGGATTTGGGAAAACCTCTTTTGTGCTGAATGATTCCAAAGGTTCACCCGTCCAAAGAATGTCCACCGCATAGAGTGGTGATAGGTCGGTGCAGTTACCTTCGTTGTCTGTTGCTAAGCAGATTTGCCCGATTTCGTGTACTGCACAATTTTGGTAGATGATAGAACCCTCAACCGTTGTGCTGATTTGGGCTTGGTATGTTAGCCATTCGGCTTGGTTGGTGAATTGATATTTTGCGAAGGTCATAAGGTGGTTGTTATAATTTCAAATGATTTTCCAGCGTTTCTTCCTGACAAAAATGCTTTGCCAGTTTTACACTTTTTATATATTTCAGTTCTGTCAATGTTGAATTTTTCTGCAATCTCCCATATCTTACCAACAAAGCCAGTGCTGATTTCTCTTATTAAAACTGCTTTTTCTTTTCTTTTTTTGGCAGATGCGTCTAAAGTAGATTTTGATGGTTTGTAGCCAATCTTGCTTTCTTTTACCCTTTGGCAAAAATAATCACTTCTATTCTTGCCTTTAAATGCAATGCTTATTTTTTGCTTTGCTTCTTCGCTTTGACTCCAAGAATTAACAGGTCGCCTGTTGTGCCCCTTTGACGCCAAAGACATTTTCAATCGTGTTTCTGCGCTTGGTTTTGAGCCTTTCTTTTGTTCGCTAATTTTTTTCTTTGCCTCCTCGGTATGCTTTCCACCAAAAAACCCTTCTCCACCATCCGTTCTGTTACACAGTTGTTTTTTGCCATATTGTGAAATAAGAAACTTTTCTACTTCTTTAGCCGAAGAAATATCTATATCACTGCAAAGTATGTCTACAATTAAGCCGTGTTTTTTGTAGTACCTTTTCCATAACTCGCTTCTGCAACCAGTATGATACGCCCTTTTGATATCGTTTCCAATACCAATGTAGTAAATTTCTCTACTATCTTTTTTCATATGTGCGTATACTACTGCCATTTACAAACTCGTGATGGTTGTGCAATCGGTGTCTGAAAGCGGTGAGGGATAGAGTGCCATTGCTTGGATAAATGCTGGCAATTGTGGGTTTGATGCTAAATCTTGTAATTGGGTTGCGGTAAATGATGTTGCACTCACTTCCTTAACTCCATTAACAAAAACATCGGCAGTAGTTCCGTTCCACTTAATAGCGATTTTAACAGTATTTGTTGTTGTTAAAAATAAGTCACCACCTACCCCCGAAACATTTTTTTGAATTCTTAATCTTGTATTTGGCGTTCCGTCATTTCGTAAGCGGAAAAAATTAGTCAAACTTGTATCAGATAAAATTAAATGATTGCCGACATTATCCCTTGTGTATCCAATGTTATTCCTCAACTCCACAAACCAAGTACCACCCGATGATGTAATCAAACCATTGGTGTAGATGTTATTGCGTGAGAATGAATCGGCAACCCTTGTCGCAGTAGCACCAACACCCGTCAAAATGAATGTTGTAGTGTATGCGCCAACTTCAAGTTGTGGTCGTGAGAATAGGATTGATGCCGTAGCACTTGAACCAACACCCAAACCACAACGCATTGAAATAGTTCCCGTGGTCGCACCAACCACAAGACGGATTGATAATCTTCCCGTGGTCGCTTGTGTAACTTCGTTTATCGCAACCCCATCCAAAAAATAAGATGTTGTCGCACCAACGGGGGGATTTGTAATAAATAAAATATTGTTGTAGTTAATTGTTCCGCTTATGCTTTCAACATAAATTGAAAAGGTATATGTTGTGTTTGCTGATACTGCAAAATCTTGTTGCAAAAATGGTCGTTGTGCGGTTGCGGATTGGCTACACGCTTGAACACCAACACCCAATGTTGACGATGTTAGTGAACTTGTTCCCGTTCCGCCTGGTTGCGCCCAGTTTGTAGGTGCTGAACCCGTGCCAACAAATCCGCTATTTTGTGCAACATTCGTCCTCTGCGGTTCAAGCAACAACGCTGGACAACTGCCGTACATATAGGATAGACGGGGTACATTCAACCTATCGGTTGTGGGGAAATAGGTTTGGGCTGAACTGCCTTCTACTAATTGTGCGCCATAGATTAAAACATCTGCGGTCGTGTTTGTAGTTGTACCTCCCCTTGTTTCAATTATATAGTTACTTGATGTTGTGCTTGATGTCCCCGTAATCGCAACTCTTTGCCAAGAATCCGTCAATGTAATTATTGATTGACTTGTAACACCTTCTACTATAAATCTTAATTGCTTTCCAATTTCCCCCGATGAATATGCTTTTACATAAATTGAACCTGCATAATTTGCGCCATTTATCAAAGCGATTGATGGCTTTTGCAAAATGCTTCTATCACTACTTGTTGTCCCCCCGCAATTAAATTGCACTCGTGATGCGTTTGTTGTCCCATCGGGTGATGTTCCAGCGTTTGCAGTAACCACAGGAACCGTACCCGCACCAAGCCCAAGTTTTGACCAACTTGAATCCGTAGGGGTGTTGCTATATGTCAACAAATTCCACGGAACTCGTTGAATCAACCCATCGGCATTTGTACGCCAAGCATCACTCGCCCGTGTCCAAGTTAAATCCCCGTTTCCGTTTGTGGGAATCTGTGCGTATGCCCTACCTCCTTTGTATCCGCTTGGGATAAGCAACAAAGATGCGGACTGCAATAACGAACTTACCGCATCAACACAAGCACCTCCTTCCGTAATACCACCATCGGCAGTTACTCGGCTTTGGTAAGCACCAAAAATCCCTTGGGCATAGTTGGAACGATTGATTCCAATGCCCAATCCAATGCCCATTCTCATTAATAACCGATTACGCTTCCTGAAGAGATTACAAATCCAGTAATGGTTGATGAGTTACCGGCTGGAAGGTAAGCACCTTGCTTGAAGGTTACACCACTCATTCCTCGTGCGGATAAGACGTTTACCCCATCAACGGAGAATGATGTGAACACGGTATCTTCTTGACAAACCAAAGCGTTGTGGTTTCTCAATGTTTGTGTGCCTGATCCGTAACGTATGAAGGCTGCACCTCCAGCGATGATGTCTGTTGAACTGCTCATATTATATGTATTTTTTCTGTTAAGTTAGGGGTGTATTCGTCCTCTGTAAATGTCTTTTGAACTTTCAGGATGCCAATCTCGCACAACACACCTGATGCAGTAGAAACGCTATACTCGTGTTCTCCCTCCAGCAAGGTTGCGGTAGTGCCTTCAATGAACTGAAATTGATTGTATCGTTCGGTGTGAGCAGATACATCAGTCAAAGTTCTTGTGACGATGGTTTCAGTTTGGCGATGGGTAAACGTAAATACATAGGATGGCGCAGATGCCTTCTCCGTCAATGTGAGATACCAATACTTGGTTTGTCCTTTGTTAATTACCAACATCTATACAAAATAGCGAAGGACTTTTTATGTAACAAAAAAGGGAGAGCAACTTGCCCTCCCTCTTTCTCCTATGAATCAAGAACCAATTAGATACCCAAAGCGGTAACAACTGAACTCTGCAATTTGTAAGGCGCTTCCGCTTCAATCGCTGATAAGGTAACCTCATATCCGTTGGAATCACCCATCGCAGTACCGGTGTTTGCGACCATAGCAGTCACGTCACATCCATACTCCTTACCTACCAAGAAATACTCATCGTTATTGTTTTTCACTACGCAGAAACATCTGCCTTGTGCTAACAATTTCATTTCATTTCTTTTGGTGGTTGACAATCTGCGAAGTTTGAAGGCAACATCCGACTGATTGAAGGATGTGCCATTCTCTACACTCACATTTGTGGTGATGACCATTGAACCAGTTGCTTTGGGAAGTTCGTAAGTATACACGCTACCACTTGCAACGGTTGTTGCGGTAACTTCTCCACTTGCAACGGTGAATCCTGAAGTTGCCCAGTTAATCAAGTGGATGCTTTTGATACCTCCAACTGCATCTTTGCAGTCAAGGGCAAATCCTGAAGTAAGTAAACAAGGCATATCTTAATGAATTAAAGGGTGAAATAAACTACTTCTCCGGGGAAAGCAACCTGAACACCGGCTTTGAATGTGAAACGAACACGCACCTCATCGTTGTCTTGTGAGTACCACATCTTCACTTCTTCGTTCTCGTCAATCAAGTCAGTTCCCATAAAAAAGTTGCTCAAAGAACCGGCAACGATTTTGTTAGTTCCATTCAAACCACCAACGGCAATCAACTTCATATTTGTGCCGGGGTAAACTAATTCCATTGTTTGAGCAGCATCAACTGCGTAGTGGAACAAGTTAGCGTTCTTCAAGTTAATCAACATCAACTTGTAAGCATCAATTCCCAAGAAGCAAACCAAGTCACTCTTTTCAGCAACGGCAGCTGGAATGTTAGCGTAAACTTGATCCAAGATGTCGTCAATGTTCGCAGCGGTGATTGAAGTGAATGTGGTTGGAGCAGCGTTCGCCAATACTGGAGAAGATGCAGCAATGATTTTGTTGAAACCATCAAAGCGACTCAAGTTAGGGTTACCTGAAGTGGTATCACCTTGCCACATTGCAACTTCCAAAGCTTGTGCAATAACGGCTGCTTTTTCGCTACCGATTTGCTCTTCAAAGGGAACCATTGTTGGTGAACCCGGCATAATTTGGGTTTGCATCCATTTGGCTTCCAAAGTTTTTGGGCAAAGGGTTTCTTCAACTTTTACTGCACCAACGGTGATGTTTCTTTGAGTGAAGGCAGTTGTACCTGATGGGTTGTAACCACAACCATCGGCTTGAAAGAAAACGGTTGAAGCAAGGATGTTCAAAGCAGATGCTGATTTAACACCTACTTGAACTTGGTTAGCAGATTGCAAAGTTGAAGAAGTTTTGCTTCCGAACAATGCTTTTACCAATAAGTCAGTTGACTGCTCATTGGTGTAGTTAGCGAGTGATCCTACTGAAAATGACATAGTTTTATTTGTTTATAGAGTTTTTGAATTTTTTAAGTGCTTCAAAGCGGTCGTTCTTTTTGGTAGATACAGGAGCTTTCAAGGGTTCTTCGCTTGGCAAATCAGCAACCTTTTCAATCAGGTCAATGGCTTTGCTCATAGCTTCTTTGTGCTTGATGTTTGATGCAGTCAATGACTCAACCTTTGCAGACAATTCAGCGATGGCAGATTCCAACTTGGAAAC